CGGTGTTCTTGCAGGACCTATCACTATACCTGGTACAGTAACAGTAACAGGGACTTTAGTAATAGTATAATGTCAAAGATAGAAGTAAATACAGTTGCACCACAATGCGGAACTACTTTAACACTAGGTGAATCTGGTGATACGGTAACTCTTGGATCTGGTGCTAGTCAATCAGGTTTTGGTAGAACTGGAACTGTTGATTGGCAGACAACTAAAAAAACAACTGATTTTACAGCTGTAAATGGTGAAGGTTATTTTGTAGATACTGGAGGTGGAGTTGTTACAGTAACACTACCAGCTTCTCCTGCAGCAGGAAACATTGTATATATAAAAGATTATGATGGAAACTTTGGATCTAATAAATGCACTATTGCAAGAAATGGTTCTAACATAAGAGGAGCAACAAATAATTTTGATCTTGAAGCAAGTAATGCTGGAGCAGCACTTATCTACGTAGATGCTACAGAAGGCTGGCAACTTTTTATTGATGGTTCAGATAGTGATGCACAACCATTTTTTATAGAAGCTACAGGAGGTAACGCTGTTGTTACTTGTGGTAATTTTAAAACTCATATTTTTACAGGACCAGGAACATTTTCTGTTACTCAAACAGCTAGTTCTCCTACATCTAATGTATTTGACTATTTCGTAGTAGCTGGTGGAGGAGGAGGTGCTGGTAATGAAACAAACGTTGGTCCAACAGCAGGTGCTGGTGCTGGTGGAGCTGGAGGTTTTAGATTAGCTAATTCATATTCATTACCTGCCCCATTAACATCACCATTAGCAAATCCATCAGGTTTAACAGCTTCAATTGCAGATTTTCCAATTACAATAGGAGGTGGTGGACCAGGAGGAACAGCACAACAACCTGTGCCATCTATTATAGGAACTAATGGTAGTCCTTCAACTTTTTCAACAATTACATCAGCTGGAGGTGGTTTTGGTCTTTATCATAATGTACCTGGTACACCTGGAGTTACTGGAGGTCCTGGAGGATCTGGAGGTGGTTCAGGTAGAGATGTAGGAAGTCCAGGAGGAACAGGTAACACACCACCAGTGTCTCCTCCTCAAGGAAATAATGGTGGTGCAAGTAATGTTGGACCTTATGGTGGTGGTGGAGGTGGAGGTGGAGCAGGTGCAGTTGGAGGTAATTCAAGCACCGGTAATTCAGAACCTACTGAAGTAGCTGGACCTGGAGGTATTGGTAGTTTTATAGATGCAAATTTTGTAGGACCTACAGCACCAAGTTATGGAACAGCAGGACCTGTTTCAAATACAAGATATTTTTCTGGTGGTGGAGGTGGCGGAGTTTGGAATAATCCACCTGGATTAGGCACTGGAGGCTCTGGTGGTGGAGGAGCAGGTGCATTAGCTAATGGATCAGGAGGAACTGGTACTTCAGGAACAGTTAACACTGGTGGTGGCGGTGGTGGTGGATTAAATGGTGGTGGTGGCGGATCTGGTATAGTAATGATAAGGTACAAATTTCAATAATTATGACAAGTAAAATAAAAGTAGATAATATAAATAAAGTTTCAGATGATTCAAACATCATCAAAAAATGTGGAACAACTACTACAATCGGATCAGGAGCAAGTAATCCCATTGTTGTAGATGGATCTGCAGTTACATTAGGTCGTTGTGGTGGTACCGTTGCTTTAGCATCAGGTGCAACACAGACAGGTTTTGGTAGAACAGGAACTGTAGACTGGCAGACAGGATCAATTAAGACATCAACTTTTACAGCAGCAAACGGTGAAGGTTATTTTGCAAACACTTCAGGTGGAGCATTTACAATGAACTTACCAGCAGGAACAGCAGGTAATATTGTGTCTGTTGTAGATTATACAAACACTTTTCAAACAAATGGTTTAACTATAACACCGAATGGTTCACAAAAAATAGGTGGGGTTGCAGCTAGTTTTTCAGCAACTACAGAAGGACAATCTTTAACTTTGGTTTATGTCGATGATATTGAAGGTTGGAAAAGCGTTCAAGATTCAACAACTGCAGCTACAGGTAATCCTAATTTAGTAGCTACTGGTGGAACTATAACTACTTCTGGTGATTATAAAATTCATACTTTTACCGGTCCAGGAACTTTTACAGTATCTAATGCATCAACAACTGCAGCTAATAACATAGTATCTTATCTAGTACTTGCTGGAGGTGGAGGTTCACCTGGTGGAGGTTTTGGTGGTGGAGGTGCAGGAGGTTTTAGAGAATATAAAGGACCTGCAGATTCTTATACAGCAAGTCCACTTAATGGTAATCCTTGTGGAACAGCAGTTACACTTACAGCACAAGCTTATCCTATAACAGTAGGTGGAGGAGGAACAGCTGGAGTTGCTCCAGGAAGTCCTAATCCAACTAATGGAGGTGTAGGAAATCCCTCAACTTTTTCAACTATAACATCAACAGGAGGAGGAGCAGGTAAAAATAATAATGCTTCTATTCCTATATCTAGTGGTGGTTCTGGTGGCGGTGGAAGTAGAGATTCAACAGCAGCAGGATCAGGAAACACTCCTCCAGTAACTCCTCCTCAAGGAAATAATGGAGGAACTGGAATTTTTGCGGCACCTCAATATGGTGCAGGTGGTGGAGGAGGTGCAGGTGGCACTGGTGCTAATGGTGCTTCAGATGGTGGTGGTACCGGAGGTAATGGAATTACAAGTTCAATTAACGGATCACCTGCCGCAAGAGCCGGAGGTGGTGGAGGTGGCACTTATTCTAGTCCAGCAGGTGGAAATGGAGGACCAGGAGGAGGTGGCGCTCAAGGTGCTAATGGTCAAGCAGAAACTGGTGGTGGAGCTGGAGGTTCTGTAGGAGCAGGAGGAGTTGGTTACGCAGGTGGTGGCGGTGTAGTAATATTAAGATACAAGTTTCAATAGGTAAATTATGAGTGAAATAAAAGTAAATAAAATTAGTCCAAGAGCAGCGTGTGGTACAACCACATTAGGAGACAGTGGAGATTCTTTTGTTATTCCTAGTGGTGTAACAATTACAAACTCTGGCACAGCTGCAGGGTTTGGTTCTACAGGTGAGATATCTTGGGACACAACACCTAAAACAGGAGACTTTACCGGAGTATCAGGAGTAGGATATTTTGTAAACACAGCAGGTGGAGCAGTAACTGTAACTTTACCAGGTTCACCAAGCGCAGGAAATGTAATTGGTGTTTCTGACTATAATAGCACAGCAGCAACAAACAATATTGTTATAAATAGAAATTCAAATAAAATAAATGGTGGCACAGATAATCTTACACTAACAAAAGCTAATTCAGCAATTCAATTAGTTTACATAGATGCAACAACAGGTTGGCAATCAGTATTTACTGGAAACCCAACAGATATAGCAAAAACTTTTATGGTAGCCACTGGTGGAACAATAACAGAAGACGGTAATTTTAAAGTACATACATTTACTGGACCTGGAACTTTTACAGTAAGCACTGAAGCAGAATGTTCTTCAGATAATGTAGTAGATTATTTGGTGGTAGCAGGAGGTGGTGCTGGAGGACATAATTGTACGGGTTTCAACGCTGGTGGTGGAGGTGGTGCTGGAGGAATGAGATTTTCAGCTACTACGTATACTTCGCCGTCTCCTTTAAAAGCACCCGCAGCTTTACCTGTTTCAGTACAAGCTTACCCAATAACAGTAGGTGCTGGAGGAGCAGGAGCAAGTAGTCCTTGTACTGCTAAAGGAAATTCAGGTGCAAATTCAGTTTTTTCAACAATCACATCAACTGGTGGTGGAGGTGCAGGTGGTGTTTCAGGATGTTCGCCTGTTGGCATAGGTGCAACTGGAGGTTCAGGTGGTGGTGGGGCAGGATCAAGTCCTTCAGGTGCTGCAGGAGGATCGGGTAATACACCTCCTGTAAGTCCAGCTCAAGGAAAAGACGGTGGTAGTGGAGGCGCTCACCCTAAAAGACAAGCTGGTGGAGGTGGAGGTTTTACTGCTGCTGGTGCTTGTGCTTCAAATTGTGGAACCACTCCAGGTAATGGAGGTGCAGGTTTAGCAATTGGAATAACAGGTTCTTGTGTGGCAAGAGCTGGAGGCGGTGGTGGAGCTGCAGGTCCACAATGTAGTAATGGAACAGCTGGAACTGGTGGAACTGGTGGAGGTGGTGCAGGAGCTAAAAACAATCAACCTATTGGAAATGGGAATGGTGTTGCAGGAACATCTGGAACAGTTAATACTGGCGGCGGAGGTGGTGGTAGTAATGCTGGCGGAGCAGGTGGATCAGGTGGCTCTGGTGTAGTAATAATAAGGTATAGATTTCAGTAGTTGAAAGGTAATTAAAATTAATATATAAGGAGAAACATTATGGCACATTTTGCAAAATTAGGAGCTAACAGTAAAGTTATTCAAGTATTAACACTTGATAACAAAGATATGTTAAATGCTGATGGTGTTGAAGATGAATCAGTAGGTCAACAATATTTAGAAACACATAACAATTGGCCTGCACAAATGTGGATTCAAACTTCATACAATACATCAAGTAATACACATAGCTCTGGAGATAACTCTAAAGCATTTAGAGGAAATTACGCAGGTATAGGTTATACTTGGGACGAAGATGATCAAATCTTTTGGCCTAAAAAACCATATGCATCTTGGGTAAAAAATACTACAACTGCACAATGGGATTCACCGATTGGTGCAGCTCCAGCATTAACAGCTGAACAAACTTCACAAAATGAAGCTGGCACTCATATGTGGGGTTATGATTGGAATGAATCAGGCCAGTCTTGGGACTTGACAGATAGAAAAGCATAGATTAAAAATGGTGGTGGTATGCAGAAGAAAGTATTAAGCGAACAAGCATTATATTATGGTGATGTGGCAATGCCTAAAGATTGGGACATTGACCGAGATAAATTATCAGGCGACATCTTACAATCACAAATTCAAAACAAAGAATTTCCATTTTCAAGAACTTGGGATATGTTAAACACTTATATGAGAGATCACGTTGGTCTTGAATATGGTGTTAATTTAATTAATAAAGAAACGTGGGGCAATATTTATAAACCCGGCGAGACTACAATTCCTTTATTAAATATAGATCCAGTAGATTTACGAAACTCTCCAGACTTTACATTACTCTATGGTGTAAAAGTTAAAGATTGTATGGTTAGAATACACTTTGAAGATAACAGACGTAAAGGTAGAAGTTGGGACATACCATTAACTAATAATCAATTTATAATGTTTCCATCAACTAATATGTATTACATAACTAACAATCAAAAAGATTCATTAAACTTTGTACAAACAATAACTTATGAATATATCTAATTACTATTGGTATTTTAGTGGTGCACTCACACCAAAGTTTTGTGATGATGTAATAGCTTATGCAAATTCACAAGAAGAAGTTATGGCTAGAACAGGCGGCTATGGTGATAGAAAATTAAAAAAAGAAGAGGTAAAAGATTTAAAAAGAAAAAGAAACTCTGATTTAGTTTGGCTTAATGATACTTGGATATACAAAGAATTACATCCATATGTTCATAAAGCAAATCAAATGGCAGGTTGGAATTTTGATTGGGAAAGAAGTGAATCGTGTCAGTTTACAAAATATAAACACAATCAATATTATGATTGGCATTGTGATAGTTGGGATAAACCTTATGACAGAAAAGACCCTAACAATCCAGAGCACGGCAGAATTCGAAAACTATCTATGACTTGTCAATTAACAGATGGTTCAGAATATAAAGGTGGTGAATTAGAATTTGATTTTAGAAACTACGATCCACATATGCGAGACGAATCAAAACACAGAGTACAATGTAAAGAGATATTACCAAAAGGATCTATTATTGTATTTCCTAGTTTTGTGTGGCATAGAGTTAAACCAGTAACATCAGGCACAAGATATAGTCTTGTGGTATGGCATTTAGGAAGGCCTTTTAAATAATGTTTATAAATAGTTATTTTCCAACTGTAATATGGAGTGAAGAAAAACCAGAGTTTGTTAAATCGTTAAATAAAGCAAGTAACAAATATATTAAAGAAGCAAGAAACAGAGAAAAAGCGCATATAAAAAAGTGGGGTGATTTTGGAAGATCATATCATTCAACACCACTAACAGCTGACAATGACTTTTTAGATTTTAGAAATTACATTGGTCAAAAATCTTGGGAATATTTAGATCACCAAGGTTATGATATGCAACAATACACAACTATGTTTAGTGAGCTTTGGGTACAAGAGTTTGCTAAAAAAGGTGGCGGACATCACTCTGCACATATACATTGGAATCAACACGTATCAGGTTTTTACTTTTTAAAGTGTAGTGATAAAACTTCTTATCCTGTATTTCACGAACCAAAGACCGGTGCAAGATCTACAAAACTAAAAATGAAACCAGACTTAAAAAATGTATGGGCAGGTCACGAACAATTTCATCTAAAACCAAAACCAGGAACATTAATTATATTTCCTGGGTACTTGGAACACGAGTATGCAGTAGACTTTGGTATTGAACCATTTAGATTTATACATTGGAACATACAAGCAGTGCCAAAAGAAATGGCTAAAGATGTTTAAGAAAAAAAAATATACAGTTATTCGTCAAGCAATATCAAAAGACCTAGCAGCTTTTGTTGCAAACTATTTTTTAATGCAAAAACAAGTGTATGATACTTGTAGAGAGCGTAGATACTTTTCACCATTCGAAACTATACTTGGATATTATGAAGGTGAAAATGAACAGATTCCAAACACCTATTCTCAATATGCAAATATGGCTATGGAAACATTACTATTAAAATGTTTACCAGATATGGAAAAAGCAACAGGATTAAAATTATATCCTGCATATACATATGCTAGAATTTATAAAAAAGGTGATATTTTAAAAAGACACAAAGATAGATTTAGTTGTGAGATATCTACAACTATGAATCTTGGTGGTGATGACTGGCCAATATATCTAGAGCCATCTGGAGAAGTTGGTAAGAAAGGTGTTAAAGTAGATTTAAAACCAGGAGATATGCTGGTTTATTCTGGCTGCGAGCTAGAACATTGGAGAGAAAAATTTAAAGGCAAAGAATGCGTACAAGTTTTTCTGCATTATAACAACCGTAAAACACCGGGAGCTAAAGATAATATGTTCGACAAGCGTCCACATTTAGGTCTTCCTTCTTGGTTTAAACGATGATATAATCTTTAGATGGGGGCAGTACACCACCACATACCTACTGTCCCCTTTTAAGGATTATTTATGAGTTTAGGATTTGACGCAATATCAGCATTACCGTTTGCTACATCAGGACCGGATAGTGATGTATCTGTAGTCGTAACAGGTAATAGTTTATCTATTACAATTGGTAGTGTAGGTATTATTGCAGATGCAGTTACAGAAGAAGCAGATCCAAATGCACTTACATTAGGTACAGGTACTTTAACTATTACTGCTGATGCTAATCATACAGTTACAGGAAGTGCTGTATCTTTAGGTTTAGGTGCCTTTACTGTCAATATAGATACTAACGTATCACCTACTGGAAACACATTGACCTTGGCTACAGGAAATGTTACAATAACTGCTGACGCAGGAGTAAGTCCTACAGGTAATGCTCTATCATTAGATACAGTAGAACCAGGAGTTATTACGTGGAACGATATAATACCAGGAGCAACAATGGTTTGGACACCAATAAAACCGTACTAATATGGCATCAACATTTTCAACAGATTTATCATTAGAACTCGTAGCAACAGGAGAAAAAGCTGGTCTATGGGGAGCAATCACAAATACTAATTTACAATTATTACAAACAGCAGCATCAGGTTATGTAGAAGTAACTTTAAGCACAGGTACAACTACATTAAGTTTAGCTGATGGAGATGCAACAGCAAATGGTAAACATCTTTATATTAAAGT